TTGGAAAGGCTACCCAAAAGTGGCTAGACCAAGGTTTTGTCGTCCCTTCGGACGTCCCGAGTTTCAAAAGAACTCGTGGGCGTCGTAATGGTCTCCCGGCATTTCTGTCGGGTTTCCTTGGACGCGTGTTCGACTCTAGTAGTGGCGTGCTTCTGGATGAACCAGACATCGAGACAATCTATGCTATTCGCCAGTTAACTCTGGTTTTTAGCAAGATAGCCTTCTCCGAGACCGCCCGTGAGGGTGGGTCTCGTCAGGATGACGGCCCGTCTGCAAAGACTAAGGTCGTTTCTCCCGAAAGGGAGAAGCTAGCGATGTCTGAGTACATCCAGTGTGAGCACGATGTTAAGCGCTCGGACTCACTCCTGGATGAATCCTTTTTGGAGGATTTCAGGCGTATGTCTGAGATGCTGTTTGGCGATTTGTTTGCCAAAGTAGATAGAGATATCTACTGGGGCAGACTTATGCCGAAGCATGGTCCAGGCGCTACCGCAGATCGTCTCCGCGGGAACGCGAAGTACAATCTGCGTACCTGGACCCGGAGGATGGAGCCTGTTTTACCGGCAACATCCTTCCTCTCACCTAATCCCCGCTTCGATGCGGAGATTGCTGGGAGGCTTAACATCGTCGAACCCGGAGCGGAATTGCCCGTTAGGGTTATTACCGTTCCTAAGACGATCAAAACTCCACGTATCATTGCGATTGAGCCTACTGCGATGCAATATGCGCAGCAGGCCATTCAGCGTGCTCTACGTGACGCGTTAAGCGAGGATGACTTCCTTGCCCGCGTGATCGGAACAGATGACCAGGAACCCAATAGGTTTCTGGCTTGTGAAGGTTCCCGTAGCGGGAACCTTGCTACGCTAGATCTTAGCGAAGCTTCCGATCGTGTTTCGAATCAGCACGTACTGGCGATGATGTCTGGCTATCCGCATTTGTCTGCGGCTGTCCAGGCGACTCGTTCCAGGAAGGCTGACGTACCTGGTCATGGCGTTATACGCCTAGCCAAGTTCGCGTCTATGGGTTCGGCTCTTACCTTCCCGATTGAGGCCATGACCTTTTTGGTCATTATCCTCTTAGGGATAGAGCGAGAGCAGAGTGCCCCACTGACTGCGGCCTCCGTGAGGAGGTACCGTGGTCGGGTGCGCGTCTTCGGGGATGATCTCATTGTCCCCAGAGACAACGTGCTGTCCGTGTC